GTGGTCATGTATTATTAAGCTACATAAAGGCAGATTAACACCTAACCAACTACACAAACTAAACAAGATTTGTAGAGGGGAGTTTTAATGTGGGTGCTACCGAAAAATTACCAACTGTCATCAGCTTTTGCAGCGGATATGGTGGAATCGAAAGAGGACTTGAGCTTGCAGGGGTTGAACATAGAACAATCGCTTATGTGGAGATCGAAGCCTTCGCCATTACAAACTTGGTGCAGAAGATGGAAAGAGGACTCATTCCTGCCGCACCTATTTACACGAATCTTATGTGTTTCCCAGCACAAATCTTTCGAAACAAAGTTGACATCATTACTGGAGGATATCCCTGTCAGCCGTTTTCACAGGCAGGAGCAAGGCAAGGAACAGACGACCCACGACACTTATGGCCTTACATCAGAAAACACATGGAAGCAATTAGACCTAATAGAGTTATGTACGAAAACGTCGAAGGACACATATCGCTTGGACTCTCCACAGTCATTAGCGACTTGGAAGAAGATGGTTACAATGCAACGTGGGGAATATTCAGCGCGCGTGAGGTTGGCGCACACCACCAAAGAAAAAGAGTCTTTATCATGGCCGACAGCTACAGTATTTGACGCGACAGGCGGTGGCTATCCAACTGAAATAGTTAATGGACAATACAAATCAAAACACAGCAAAGACCCAGACAGCGCTTGGTATGGCGCTAAGTTAGCAGATGCAGTCAAAGTTAATTGGCCTACACCAGCCACAAGAGATTATAAAGGTGGGCAAAATATTGAAACTTGTAAAGCAAAAAATCGTAATCCAATGACTAATAACCTAGCTGACGCAGTACGAGCTACAACCGACAGCAAAGCACTTAATCCAGATTGGGTGGAAAAACTAATGGGCGTACCGCCTGGTTGGACTGCATTGGATGGAAATAGCAATGAATGGCAAAATAATTGGTCAGGCGATTGGGAGGGTAATACACCAAGAACAACTGATGTTAAAAAAGATAGAGTTGACCGCATTCGTATGCTTGGAAATGGTGTTGTTCCTGCAACAGCAGCTAAAGCTTGGACAGTGTTGTCTGCAAGATTAAATAAAGGAGATTAAAATGAGAATACAAAAACATGAAGGCGAAGTCACTGAAACCTTTTACACTGAACATCCCTACTTCAATCGCATGATGCTGCACCGGGCAAAGCGCAGAAAAGATACTAGATCACAGCATCACTGGCAAAAACTTGTGAATGAAGAAACTACAGAGGCACTCAGGAGGTTGTTCGATGAAGTTTAGTGAGCACCCGGATTACGTCAAGTACCGCACAATACCTAATTATTTGTACGCCAAGATAGCTATGGAGCAGTGTGGCAAGTGTGGCTGTGGATGTGGTAGAGATTTGGAATTTGAACAACGTAAAATACGCATTGAGCATATTATGCAAAGAGCATTTGGCGGCAAGCATGAAGAAGGCAATATAGCGCTTTGGTGCGTTAAGCCTTGCGGACTCGCTAAAGACAGGAGAGACGCGGCTAACCGCAGGAAAGTCAGAAGCTTAACAAAGTCTACAAAGAAAAGTCAGAGGCCTAAGAAAAAAATCCAAGGTCGTACAAAAATCCAATCGCGTGGATTTAACGATAGCTTTAAGCCTAACATTAAGGAAATTGATTGATGGAGATAAGCAATCAAAACATAACTGTTTGGTTTAGCTGTGGAGCTGCAAGTGCTGTAGCAGCAAAAAAAACAATAGAACTTTATGGTCACAGCAATACAGTTACTGTTGTCAACAACCCTGTAATAGAAGAACACCTAGACAATGTAAGATTTTTAAAAGACGTACAGGATTGGCTAGGTCAAAAGATACATATATCAAAAAACAGTAAATACCCAAATTGCAGTGCAGTAGAGATATTTGACAAACGCAAATACATGGGAGGTATAGCAGGAGCACCTTGCACACAACTACTAAAAAAAGGAGCTAGGTTAGAGTGGGAAAAAACACACGATATTGACTGGCACGTCTTAGGTTTTACATATGAAGAAAAGAGCAGAAGTGAACGATTTATGTTTACAGAGCGCTCAAATTTAATACCTGTTTTAATTGATTTAGAAATTACAAAAAATGATTGTTATAATATAATAACAAAAGCTGGGCTGCAGTTACCAGAAATTTACACATTAGGCTATCCAAACGCAAACTGCATAGGCTGTGTTAAGGCTACAAGTCCTACATATTGGAATCACGTACGCAAGATGCACCCGGAAACATTTGAGCACAGAGCGCAACAATCAAGACGGATTGGCGCTAAATTGGTTAGAGTAAAAAACAAACGTATATATTTAGATGAGCTTAAAGTGACAGATAAAGGCAGATCAATGAAATCAATGAACATTGATTGTGGTATATTTTGTGAGGAGAAATAAATGTATAAACGTAACAAATACAACGCCATAAAAGTAAAAGATGATGGCTACACATTTGACAGCAAGCGTGAGCACGCTAGATATTTACATAACAAGCAGCGCTTAAAAGATGGTGAGATATCAGAGTTAGAAATACACCCGGTATATCAGATACTGGTGAACGACCAAAAGATATGTAGATATACTGCTGACAGCCAATACAAGAACAAAGAAGGTACTTTGATAGTGGAAGATGTTAAATCACCTATCACAGCTAAACAGGCCAGATATCGGCTAGTTAAGAAGCTTATGAAAGCTGTGCATGGGATTACTATCCTGGAGGTGTACTAAAAAAATAGGGCGATAGAAAAGGATTAGAAAACTACCGCCCAGATGCCATTACTATTGGGGGAAACCAATGGCTTTACATAATAATAAATACAATATAACATATTGCAAGCAAAAAGGATTAAAAAATGCAAGATTATCACTCACCAGAGGCTGAACAGGCCATTATAGGCGGTCTATTACGCGATAACGACTACTACGATGTAGTTAGCAACAGCCTAGCGCAACAACACTTCTACAACCCAATAAACAGTAAGATATATATTATCATCAGCGACAGGCTAACATCTGGTCATAGTGTTGATGCAATATACGTAAAGAACCAATTGACAATGTTAGAGGTTGATGTTGACTTAGCAGAATATTTGGCAACGTGTGTTCATACTTTTGCTGGTGACGAAAATGTAGTTAAATCATATAGCGAGATAGTTATAGATTACGCTAAACGTAGAGAGGCAGATTATCTTACAAGATCATTACAAGACAAATTAAATGACAATGAGCAAGCAATAGATACTGTATTGCAAGATCATGTCGCTGATATCGATGCTGTTATGCTTGATGGAAACAAACAGCTAACTAAAAGTGAAACATCAAAACAGTTATCAGACACTTTTATAGCAGACTTGAACGCAGATAAAGAGCAAGCAAGCTGTTACTCTGGTTACTTTCATCTCGACCAGATGCTAGGTGGTTTTGTTCCGGGCAGAGTTTATGTTATGGCAGGAAGGCCATCAATGGGTAAGTCAGCGGTAGCATTAAACATTGCAAAAAATGTAGCTATGCAGAGAAAAGGTGTAGTGTTCTTATCGCTTGAGATGACTAACAGCGGGCAAAGTGAAAGAATTATCAGTAGCATAGGCGCTACTACATATGGGCCACATAACTTTCCAATTTACAGTCAGTTGCGACACGCATGGCGCGAAAACAAATCAAGAGATAAGATACAGAGAGCCGCAGATACATTTGCTAAACTACCTATTGAATGGGAAGAAGGTGTTGGATTAAACCTCAACAACATCAAGCTAGTAACGAATAGAGCCATACGCTCATTACGAGCAAGCGGTAGTAATTTGAAGTTACTTATTATTGACCACATAGGTCACGTTGCTGGAACGCGGCCAGGGCAATCAAATTATGAAAAGGTTACAGAAGTCAGTAACGCGCTTATAGCCATAGCAAAGCAGTACGAAGTACCTGTTCTGGCATTATGCCAACTATCCAGAGCAGCGGAGCAAAGAGATGACAAGAGGCCACAGTTAAGCGACCTAAGAGAATCTGGACATATAGAACAAGATGCAAGTTGCGTGATAGGTATCTATAGAGATTACTACTATGCTGAACGTGAAGCCAGAAATAATAGTGGTGTTGTAGATAATGAAATAACATCAAGGTTAACCCAAGGGCAAAACAAACTTGAAATGATCGTAACAAAAAACAGACATGGTAACATAGGTGAAGTCAATTTATATTGTGTGCTGTCAAGAATGTTCATAGATAATCCAAACCAAGACTACAGGGGTAGAAAATGAAAAAAGGGATTTGGGGATGGGAAGATGCCATCACAAAAAGCAATTTAGAGCCAATGACTAGGTTAGTGTTGCTGACGCTGCGTACTTACATGAACGCAAAGAATGAACAATGTTTTCCGGGTGCAAAGAAAATAGCAAAGAGTAGTGGCATGAGCTTAAGAAGTGTATTTACACATTTACATAAAGCAGAGAAGGCCGGGTTTGTTGTCATAACAAAGAAGAAAAATCATAAAGGTGGACACGACAGCAACGAATATACTGCTTCATACCCTCATGCAGGAGATGCACCCCCCCTCATGCAAGAGGTGCATGACCCTCATGCAGGAGATGCACCCCCCCTAGTGCAGGAGATGCATACTAACATACAAGTAGAACAAACAAGTGAACATAAAGAGTTGTTTGAAAAGGTTTGGAGTGATATTAATAGCAAGTTAGTTAAATCTAGGCGAGGTGGTAAGAAAAGAGCATATGCTAGATTTGTAAAGCTATGTAATGAACATGATCCTAATACTTTGGCTAATGCCATAAGAGGCTATTATAACGATGCACGACAAAAGAAGAATAATTATGCATATGCTGCAAGTATCCTTGTTTGCTTAGGTACTAAAGAATTATACTCAGGATACTTGAATGCTAAAATAACAAAAGAGGAGGGTAAGAGCGTTTATGAAAGATGGATAGAAAAAAATAAATTGACAACGTAAAATAAATCCGTAGTATATACATATTAATAAAGGAAAACATTATGAAAACTTCAGAAACAATAACTAAAATTGCACCTGCGCTTGTGAAAGCTATAGGTTCTATCCAGGGAGCCGCTAAAGACGGCAGAAACCCACACTTTAAATCAAGCTACGCAACACTATCAAGTGTTGTAGATGCCGCTAGGTTACCGCTATTAGAAAATGGTATAGCTGTGATACAATGCCAAGGCGGTATCACTCAAAGCAATACAGTCGTTATGTCTACACGATTGCTACATACTAGCGGAGAATGGTTAGAAACAGTCTGCGAGGCAAAGCCTAAATCATTCGCACCCCAAGACATTGGCAGCTCTATTAGCTATTTGCGTAGATATGGATTAATGGCGGCAGTCAATATGCCAGCAGAAGATGATGATGGTAACGGCAGTTCATTAGGTAAACAGCAAGACGACGTTAAGTCAGTTGACTTAGAGCCTATGCTTATAAAGATATCAGAATCTATGGATAATGATTCCCTTGCTACAGTTGCTAAGGAAATTAAATCTGCTAAGTTACCTGCCAATGCAAAAGCTAAGTTGCGACAAGCCTGGGCAGAACAAAAAGCTACATTA